CACCAGTGGGAAGTTCTAACGCGACAACACCAGTGTTCAGCGTGGCGTTATCTTGCAAAGTGATTTTATAGATGAGCGACTTCTTACCCGCATATCCTGCTGCATACACAGCGTTCTGCCCTGTCGCCACGCCAACCCAACGGAACGATTGGTCGGTTGGAGTGACCACATCTGCTGGACTTCCTCCACTGCTGATAGACCGCAATTTGTAATCGTGCGCTCCGAACATATAGTTCTTCGCGAACCCAAGCATGTAGTACGAATCGCTGGAGTTGACAAACTTCGATGTCGAAATAGTCCCAGGCGCAGACGCTGGAGTAATCGTGCGAACACCATCACCACTGAAACCCACGAACACAGTCGTGCCATCAGTTGCCATCGACAACACAGTCGTTGCAGAAGGTCCACCCGTACAAGTAGACCAAGTAGGACTCGCAGCAAACGGGTCAGTCGTGTAGCGGATAGCAGTGTCAAGACCCGCATACACATAGCCGTCATTAATCAACAAATGCTGAGTCGTTGATGCACTGGACAGCGACAACTTAGTGTCATTAAGTAGCGTCAGTTTGCCACGATTCCAAACATTGACACCCTTGCTGGCATAGAAACGGTAGTCGCTTGACTCCGCAACATCGGCGTAGCGTTGCCCCGCCCCACGATGCCATGACACCTCGCCACGCCGCCACAAACCACCAGGGTTAATAGCCGCCTCACCAGGCGCAGTAGACGAATCTTGCGAATCACGCACCCTTTGTTCAAACCCTCGAACAAACTGTCCAGATTTCTGGTCCACCATGTAGGGTCGCCCATTGATAGCAACAGGGAAAACATGGGGAACAAGTTCCGTTGATGCGATACCCGTATAGAACGGGGGTGTGTCAACGAATGGGATTGTGAAAGTGAGGGACATGGCTAGACCCTAGACATGAATGTGGGGTATTCCCTTGCGAGGCGTGCCGCCTCTGCTGTAATACGGTCACGACGCATACGCAGAAGATTATTGATAGAACTGGCAACAGAGCCAGCCTGAACCTCATCACTGCGGCGGGTATCACCTTGCGACTCTGTGAAGTTACGCTTGATTTCACGAGGCGACACCAAACGAATCTGCGCACCAATCTGCAAAATATCCTCACAAGAGGAAGGCAACCCTGCAATGTTTTGCAAGTTCTGAGACTCTGAGGTAATGTTGGTGAACGGAGCCTTGTATACGACACGGATGCGTCCAGCCCGCACAGGTTGCTCAAACTTGATACCAAACCCTGCAGTGAAGTCATCATTCGGAAGGTCACGCACCAGTTTGTATCTACGAATCTGCGGATAATCAACCGAGGTATAACGCAACTGCACCGTGATGATGTCAATAATGGATTGCACTGACGACAGGTTCACCAGTGTGTCAGTTCCGTTGTAGTCGATGTCAATAGTTTTGACCTGGAACAGTCCGTTCATTGGGCTGGAAAGGTCGTCCAGTTCGGCATTGATTGCTTCAAGAACTTGGGCGCGAGGAAAACGCGGGTCCGCTGTGACGATTGCCCCCGTTGAATGAGTCGCCGCAGTCGTGCCGTTCCAGCCTCGTTCAACAGTCAGGGTCTTACTACCTGAATCAGCAGCCCAAATATACATGAGTTCGCTGTCAATTTGACAGACGATACCTGCACGCAATCCACCAATGTCGTAAGACAGCACAACAGAAGTTGCCGATGCTGTGACAGCAGCCGACAACTTGTTGCGTTCTTCTACAGTTCCCGACAAAATCTGTCGAAGTGTCCTGTCAACAATGGTGGACGCGGCAGACATTTACTTCTTTTTCTTGCCCTTGCCTTTGGAGCCGTATTCCTTCATACGCTGCGAAACAGGTTCAGTCTTCTCATGCTTCATCATGGCTTTCTTGGACTTGTACTTTTCGCCCTTGACGCTCATTTCTTTTTCTTCTTTCCTGATTTGGCTTTTGCCATCTCGCTCATTCCAATTGCAATTGCTTGCTGGCGAGACTTTACCACTGGACCGCCTTTGCCAGAATGAAGAGTTCCAGACTTCCATTCGTGCATGACTTTTTCCATTTTGGTTTTCTTTTTTGCTGCCATCACTTTATCTTCTTCTTGACTCCGCTGACCTTCTTCAGACGCGGGTTGGCTTTCACAGCAGATGGTGAGGCTTTGCGTGCGCCAGCAGCAAGAATTGCGCCTGCTCGTTCCATGCTGACACCTTGTTTGCTGGCAATCTTGGCTTGAACAGCCTTGAATCCTGGGTGCTTCTTCTTTGCTGCCATAGGGGTTCTCCTTCTGAGGGGTGGTTCTAGCCTACCAAAGTGGCTATTCGGCAAGTTTGGCGAGTTCTTCTTGGTGCAAGTTGATGGCTTCTTCAAGGATGGTGAGGGCTTGATTGGCTTGTTCGATGCCGTCGGCGTTGCCTGTGCGGGTGGCAAGGTCGCGGTTCATTTGGTGTTGCCATGCTTCGGCAGCGAACTGTTGAAGTCGCTGTTCAAGGATGGCTTTCTTCTGTTCAGAAGAGAGTAGGTCGCTGTAGTTGATGGTCATTGGGTTTCCTTCGTGTTGAGGTTATGCGCCGAGGTAGACGGCAGAGAGCGAAGTATAGGTTCCTGCAAGTGCGTTGAGTGCGCCGCCACTGTCTTGAAATCCGTACATTTCTACATAGTCTGTGGCGGTGAGGGATAGGACTGTGGAGGCTGTGAGTAGGGTTGCGGAGAGGGCGGCAGCATTGGCAGGTGCGCGTGTGGATGCGTCTAGTACACCGTTCTTGTAGATGGCACAGTATCGGTTTCCTGTTGCTGAGGCGGCAATGCCGATGGTGGCGGTGATGAGGTATTTGCCTGCGAATCCCGAAGGGATTGTGATACGGCTGGAGTTTGTTGATGGGTCGTGAAAACTGTTGGTGTCAAAAATTTCGGTGTCGCTTGTTCCAAACAAAATTGCTGTTACAGTTCCGCTGGTGAGTGATTGTGCTACTCCTTTTTCTAGTTTGCAGCCAATCACCGAGGATGATGCGGCGATACCGAGGGCTGTCCATGTGGAGGAGCCGTTGCCGATTTTGAGGAGGTTGTTGGTGGTGTCGAAGCCAAGTTCTCCTGCGGCGAGGGTTGGGTTGGTGGTTGACCAGTTTGTTGCGGTGTCGCGTCGTATTTGGATTTTTGTTAATGCGGGCATTATGCAGTTCCCCCGTCAATAGATGTGAATTGTGCGTTACCTGCGGAATCAACCTTAGCGATGATTGTGCCGGATGAGTTTAGCCATTGTTGAAGGTCGGCGGTCGGCGTCGCCGCCGTGTTCTGAACACGGAAAGCAACATTTCCTGCCGTGCCAGTCCTCAACTCAATACCAGATGTGGAGAATTTAATTAAACCATGTGCGCTGTTTGAGTTGTTGGATATTTGACTGGATGACGGAAGTTGAAAAGTTGACGCAAAAAGCGTTCCGTTTGCCGACATTGAGCCGATTATTGTGCCGCTGGTGTCTTTCCATTCGGTGAGATTTCCTGTCGGGGTGGCGTTCGTGTTCTGCACCGTAATCGGAATGTTTGCTGCCACCGAGGTCGTGAACTGTGCGCCCGTGCTAGCAAAAGCAATCTGAAGGTTCGCCGCCGCAGAAACCTGCACAATATTTGAAAGGCGAAGTGTTCCTCCAGAGTTCATTGACGCAACAAGTGTTCCAGAAGAACTTTGCCATTCCTGAAGGCTCACTTGTGATGATGCGGCTGCCCTGACAACCAACCCAACAGTTCCAGCAGACCTTGCCGTGACGCTTGCCTGCGTTGGAACGCTTGTCGTACCCGACACCGTTGAAGCACCGAGGTTGCTTCCTGAGGTGGTGACCGTGTAGGTCGTGGAACCAGTGACGGTTGCAATGTATGTACCGTTATAGCCAGATGGAGTCATGCCTGTAATAGTGACCAAATCACCTGTGGCAAGTCCGTGCGCGGATGCAGTGGTGAGGGTGGCAGTAGTACCTGAGGATGTGCCGCTTGTTGCGCCACCTGTCGCAACGGTGATTGGTGCGGTAGAACCTGTGTATGTTTGCCCGATTGCGTTAACACCAGCCAATGCGGAAGCACCAGTTGTTTCCCACACCATCAAATCAGCAATTTGATTGCTTGTTCCCCTAACAGCAAGTCCGATAACTCCCGTGTTTCCAGTGTATGCAGTTGTGCGGCGACCACTCGCTACTGCGCCACTTAATCCTACGGAAGTGTTGAAGGTTGCTTGTCCGCCAACATATAAAGTTCCTGCGCTGCCGATATTAGCGAGAACGGTTCCTGCGGAGTCTTGCCATTCTTGAAGGTTCGCGGTCTGCGAAGCCGCACCGCGAACGACGAAACCAACAGCAGAAGCACTTTGACCAAATACGCTGAACAACGCAGGGTACGAAGTCGCCGCTTGACCCCAAACAACAGAACCCCCAGAGTTCATCATCATGCGATAAGCACTTGCCGTGAAATCGTAAATGTAGAAATAGGTGTCGTAGTTTCCTGTCACACCAGAAGTGATGTTGTAGGTACGACTTGTGCCTTGAAGTTGAACAGCATTGGACACCAACATTCGTCCGTCGTTCTTGATGCTTGCAAGAATGGTTCCTGTTGAGTCCTGCCACTCAGTCAGGTTGGCTGTTTGACCAGCCGCACCCTTCACAATCAAACCCTTCGTCGCCGCCGCACCAGTATTCAGCGTTTGCGGACCAGTCGTAAAAGCGTTAGCCGCACCCAACTGCGCATAACGAGCATCATTTGTCGTGTTCTGTGCCGTCTGGTCAAACGCGACCGTCTGCGTACCAGAGTTGTAAGTAATCGGAGAAGTCGCCGCGACCACACCTGTTGGACCCGTCGCACCAGTCGCCCCTGTAGCACCCGTAGCACCCGTAGCACCCGTGTCACCTGTTGCCCCTGTTGCGCCCGTTGCACCAGTTGCTCCAGTAGGACCGATTGGACCAACATCACCTTGCGGACCTGTTGCGCCAGTGTCACCTTTGACACCTTGCGGACCTGTCGGACCAACAGAACCAGTATCACCTTTTACACCTTGCGGACCAGTGATACCTTGCGGACCTGATGGACCAGCAGGACCAGTCGGACCTTGTGGTCCTTGCGGACCAGCCGCAGACGAACCAACAATCGTAATAGCAGGACCAAAACTTGCTGTCGTCACAACAGGGGTGAGAAGCGCACCAACTGTTTCCACTGTTGAAGTGACAGTGATGTCAAATGAATCGAAGTCTGTGCTTCCCCGATTGACGGTAATGAGCGTAGTCGCCATAACCTACCGTGTTACATCGGCTAGAACCGTGACAGTCCCCGCGAGAAGAGTGGAAATGACACCACTAGCATTTTCTTGCAAATCCCAAAAATAGTTGCCAGCAGACAACAATGCAGAATTAGCAGCAGACAAAGTGCAAGTGACTTGACCGTTGCTTCCACTGGTAACAGTGCAAGAAAATGATGCCTTGACGGTGGATGAATCTGGAGTGGAACGAATCTGAGCAGTGTAGGTGCGCCCCGTGATATTGATGGGTGTGGTTCCATCAGAGGTGATAGTCAACACCAAAGTTTCCGTGTCTCCACGGGTAATGGTGAGGTCTTGGTCAGCGGGAACAGCCATAATTGCCTCCTAGAGTATCATGCCAGCGTCTTGCAAGACATCCCGCACCCCTGGAAAAACAGTCTGAGTTTCGCCTTTTGCCATACGAATATGAAAGTTACCGATGTCTGCCTCAACTTTTCTTGCCGCTGTTACCTCCACTCGTGCCGTGTTTGCTGGCTGCCACACATCCATAGATACAGTGCCTGTTGTCGGTTGGATAGTTTTCAATAGTTTGTCCGTGGCTTTTGTCCAAGAGAATTGACGGGCAAAGATAGAGGCAGCCAACCCTTTCTCTTTGGCTTTGTCACGATTATCCAAGACCCAGGAGATTTCATTTTGGAGGGATTCAACAATCGGGCTGTCCCATAATCCGTCACAGTAGAACTTGTCGTATGTGGCTGGTTCTTCAACTGTTTCAATGATGCGGGTGGCAAGATGGCTGAAGACACGATGACCAGAGGTGTCCGTCATTAAGACAGGAATCCCTGCGCACATAGCCTGCAATGGCATCAATCCCCATCCTTCGCCGCGAGAAGCAGCAATGAAACAATCTGCAGACCGATATAAGCCACGCTCCTCCTCCATTGACATCCATTCTTTATAGACAAAAATAGATTTGTGGTCTAGTTCTGGTATCCCACCAATCGTATCGGGAGTACCTTTGATGACAAGTTCTGCGCCAGCAGGATTCAACTGAGTCCACGCCTCCACCACAGCATCCAACCCTTTGCGTTTCCAATGCGACCCACCAGCCAGAAACCTGAATCGTTCATTCGGTTCTCGTTCAACTGGTTTCCAAAATTTCTCATCCACGCCCAATGGGACAACTGCCACATTGTCGTGATACTGCGCAAACAGTTCACGGTTATGTTCACACGGCACAAGCACCTGGTCGAACATGGGGATGTATTCATGGTATGTGGCAGGGAGAACATTGGTTTCCCACATCGTAAAAACTATTTTGCGTTGCCCTTGCCACCAGCCGTTTGCCATATTCGGAATGAGCATGTCAATGGAAACTTCCGCATTGTCTACAAGGTCAACCTTTTTGGACAGATGTTGGACGAAACTTGTGTGCATCCTTCCGTAGCCAAAAGTTGTGCCACCTGGACCGCGAACAGTTAGATAATTCCTGTCTCCACTTGCCATGCTTCCTTCGCCTTCCTTTCGACCTCTGCCGCCCCATCAATTCGTTTAGGCTGCAATCCGTCCTGACGAAGCCGTTTATATGCGGGCATGTCCCGATTCCAGGCTTTTTCCGTGCGGTTGATTTCGTCAACCTTGCCGCCACGAGTAGTAGTCGTATTAGCCCCCATGCGCACATTAGCAACACGACATCCAAAACATCCTTCAACATTTAAATCTGGGTGTGTTTCTCTATGCTTCAATGTAATCGCCGTACCCCGCACCAGTCAATATCGTTGCTTCCGATTCAGAAATCAATGTCCTGTGTCCCCCATAATACACGGTGGAAACAGACGACCACGACGCTGGCTGATTTTCTGTGACAACCCCATCGGTGGTGATGAACACATTAACTCCGCGTGATGTTGGAGCAAGATGATTGAAAATGTTTGTGCCGTATTCATCCAAATACACGACATCGTTTCGTGTTGGTGGTGTGAAATACGGCATAAAAGAACAATAGCAAAAGCCCCCCTGCCTTACGACAGAGGGGCTTCTACTAGCAGTAGTTGAAACTACGAAGCGTTCGTGCCGATTGACGAAGACGATTCGATGCGACGAAGGCTTGCCTCGCGGAAGCGACCATAGCCACCCAACCAGTACCAACCCAACGGCTGGAGGCGGTTCAAGTAGTCAGTCGTGTTCCCACGAACAATCTTCGGCACTGCGCCGTTTCCGTCCTGGATGCTGTGTGCCTTCGCAAGAGCCTGACGACCCATGACATGCGTGCAGTACACATCGATGGTTCCCGTGCTTCCCGAACCGTTCGAGGCGTTCGTGAACACCTTTGCGCGAGGAGTCTCAATGAAACGAACCGACTCAAAGAGTCCAATTTCGCCGTTGTAGATTCCCATGCCAGCGGTGTAGTTCTGCGGGGTGCGCCATGCTGCCGCGTCCGTGGAACTACGGAAGTCGTAGGACACATCAGGGTGGATGTAACCCATGTACGAACCGTTGAAGGTTGCAACATTTGCGCCGCGCAACTGTGCCACGACCTTGCGAACATCGTCTGCGGAGATGATGTCTGCTGCCTTGACAGTCGTGCGGCTCGTCGGGTCGGTGGTTCCGCCCGTACCGTACACAACATTGGTTCCGCCTGCGAGGACATCACGGACAACCTGGTCCATTGAGTCACCAGCGTTGTAACCGATGATGTTTGCGGCTGCTGCGTCAACATCAAGGAACGCGGTTCCGCGCAACTTGGCTGTCGTGACAACGGCGTTGCCGTATTCGTTGAGGGTAACCGTGACCTGGCTGTCCGAAAGGGCAGTTGGGGTGACATCGGTTGTCTCGCTGAGGGTGGATGTTGCGGCGGCGATGTCAGCGAAAATCGTGAAGGTCACGCCCGAACCAGGCATTGCCTGCTGCGTCGGCTGAACATCTGCTGCCTGGTCGAACAGGAGTTCTGAACGCAACGCGAAGTAAGCGAGGCGGTCAAAAGCAACCTGGTCAACCGAAAGGGACGAGGTGGTTGTCTCGTTTGCCATTTTGATTTTTTCCTATCTGGAGAAGTGGTTAAAGTTGTGTCCGTGCTTCTGCCATGATTGCTTCTACTTCTGCGGGGGAGGAGGCTTCAGCGATTCGTCTTGCCCAATCAACAGGTGGTTGTGCGGTTTGGCTTCCAGCAGCGACAGAGTTGGTTCTCTGCCATGCGTCCGCTTCCGTGTTCACCACTGGTTGAGGGGGACTAATCAATTGGGCTTCCATTGCTGCCTGCTTGATGGCTTCTGGGTCAAGTTCACCGTCGTAGCCTTTGACGAAATACTTTGCCATCGGATTTGACGGGTCGATGCCCGCCTTCACGAAGGCTAGTTCTCGTCTGGCGGCGGCTGCCTCAGCGACCTGCTTGCGCAGTTCTTCGGCTTCCTTTTCCAGTTGCTTCATTCGCTGCCGAACGGGGTTCGGTTTTGATTCCACAGGTTCGCTGTCCTCATCGAAGTAATCAATGTCTGACATATGGCACTCTCCTTGCTACCCACACCACGCTGGAGGGACGCGGTGGCTGTTGATTTGTCACCCCTATGTACGCTGTGCTTACGGGGGTTTCCGCACAGGTTCCAGTCCGAAGACTTCTTATAGTGAATAGTAATACTGTCGTAAGACAGTTTCTACTGGCTGGCTGAGGTCAGTCCTGTTACGCCACGCTGTCCTGCTGCGAATGTTCCACCTGCGGCAAACTCTGCCTGACGCCGACGAGCGCGGGTTGCAACCCTCTGTGCAGCGGCGGCATTAGTTCCAAACACTGCACCAATCTGCTCCTGTTGAGTTAGTTGGTCTTCAGTGATGTTGCCACCAAGCAAGTCTTGTTGCTGTTGAATGGTGCGGAACCCTGTGGCAGCATCGCTGGCGGACACTCCCTGACGAGCAAGGCTTTCTGCTTCGGTGCTGGACAGTTGAATACCTGCCTGTGTCTGGGCTTGCGCAGCAATTTGCGCCGCCTGTGCCTGCCGTTGCAATGCCATCTGGTCCAATTGCGGACGCTTGCGCTCAGGGTCAATGAAGTATTCAGCAAGGTCTGCTTCCGTAACACCATACAGTTGTTTCATTTGACGGATAACTTCAGGGTCGGCGTTTGCAACCTGCTGGTAGGCGTTTCCAATCCTATTGCCAAGTTCGACAGGGGAAACATCATTGCCAATAAAACGGGCAAAGTCAGCAGGGGTGTCATAAAACCCTGGACTTACACCCAAGTTTCGAAGTTGCTGTTTGTAACTTTTCTCAGTGGCGAGGTATTCTGTTTCTGACAAGACAGGCAGCCCACGCTTGCGGCGTTCCTCGTTGCCTTTGAATCGTTCCTGATAAATCGGATTTGTTCTGATTGCCCTAAACAATGCGTCAGGGTTTTGAAGCAGCGACTCATCATTGACGACTGCTGCGTTCAACTGGTCGAATAATCCTTCCAGCCCATATTCTGCGAGGACGGAACGGAGTTCATCGGCGGCTGCCATTACTGCACCTTTCCAAATGCGCGAACAATGGTTGAAGCAAGGTCGCGGTATGTTTGTTTGGCGGCGTCGGTGTTTTGCCACTCATTCGTACTACGCAAGAATTGACCCCATTCGGTTGCGTTCATTAAACGATTTTCGTTCGTGGTCGGGTCTTTATACGACAACAACTTCCCCCACTTGTTCGGGTCTGTGAAGTCAAGAGAATCAGGGTCAACGCCCAGAGTTGTTGCTGCCATCTGTCGATACACCGATGTCGCCTGGTCAACAGTGCGCCCCTTCTCTAACTCTGAACGCAAAGAAGGATAAAGATTCATGGCATCTGATTTCATCATGTCTTGCAACTGTTCGGTGGTCATGGTTTTTTCAACCAAACCTTGAACATATTTGGATTTGATAGCATCAGTTAATCTCAAACCATACGCCGAGGCGTACTGGTCTACGGTTGTGGCATCGGTTCCTTCCGAAACAACACCACCACTAGCCGTTGTCCCCTTCTTGTAAATCTCTGCACCGACATAGCGTTCAAGTTGCGTGCTATCCCACCCATATTTGATGGAGTTTGTTGCCAAAGCAGAAATGGAATCTGCGCTTAGTTGATAGCCTCGTGTTCCGACAAGTTGCGTGATAGCCAATGTTTGCTTCTCAATGTCGGATTTGAGGGTGGCGGGGTCTGATACTTGCCGTTCCGTGTATTGACGCTGTGCAGCATCCTGTGTTTTCCACCATTTCGTGGACTTGACAGAACTAACAAATCTTTCTGCGCTGTACTTTTCCTTGACAGCCGTGTCGATAATTTTTTTCAGTTCTGGAATTGCGTCATACAGTTCGACATACCAGCCGTATGATGCCCGCGCAGCATCTTTCCACGATGTCTTGGTTTTTGGGGATGTCTTCGTTCTTGATGTCGTTGCCATATCAGCCACCCATCATCTTAGACAAAGCATCAATATAGTTTGTGTACTCCACTGCCTTCGCCTCCATTGGGGCTGCCTTCTTCGCCTGTTCGATGCCATAGGTTGTGACATCTGGAGGGGCTGTCGTTGTCCCGCCACTGACTGCCTTATACTGGTAGGACTTTTCAAGAGAGTTGTATGACTCTGCAAGTTTTGCCAATTCTTGGTCCGAAAGGCTCCGTCCGAGGGTTTGTTGTGATGCTTTTTGAAAGACAATCTTTAGGTCGTCGGGGTTTGTGAGGCGGACCGACACAGTGTTGCGGTATGTTTTCGTTGCGGCGGCAGGGTTCTCTGCAAGATATGCCAGCGTTTTTTGAATGTCTGCTCCACGAAGTGGGCTGTTCGGGTCTGCTTGCATTTGGTTGGCGCGGGCTAACGCCTTTTTGAATTGTGCGATTGTTCGAGAATCAGTTTTGTCGCCTACGATTCCTGGTCGAAACCCTGGAAACGCTTTCACAAGCAACGCCTGAATGTTTGTCACTTGGTCGCGAGGCGTGTAGAGCAACAGTTGCCAGTCATCATTTTGCCAAAGGTATGGTTGATTTGGGTTGCCAAAGACGCTGCTGGAAGGAGGTACATACGATGTGACCCCACCAGCGTATTGAGAAGATGTCTCAAATGTCACATCGCTGGATGAGTCATCCTGCCCAGGAATTGTGTTGTTGCTTCCGTTTTGTATTTTTGCCATGATTACTGACCCATCTCTGGTGGTAGAAATTCTTGCGAAAGAACAATAGTCCACAAAGCCTTGAACTCTGGGTACTTCGCCACAAGTTCCTCGCCTTTTTTACGAAGTTTGTCCCGCAACGGGGCAGTATTGATTGACTTACGCCAAACATTATTACCAAACTGGGGGTAGTCGCTGGTTACTTTGTCAATCTTTGCCGTTCTGAAATCCCAGTATTCTTTCAATGCTTTACCAGCAGGCTGAGACAAGACCTTTTTGTCTTTGACCATACGGGAAATCTGGCGTATTTGGTTGTCTAGTTCTCGTTCGTTTTCTCCAGCGGTAGCAGCAGGGTTCCATGATGGATACAGTTTCTTCAACTCATCAGATTTTTCACGCATCAACTGCTTGAATATGCTGCTGTTTTTGACCTGCTTTTCAGTCAATCCCTGCTCAGCACCTTTGGCTATGAGGTTGTATTTCCGTTGGTTATAGAGCGTCCATGCAAGGTTTGCGAGGGCTTTGTCTTGACGAAGCGTGATATCTTTCGGGGTTCTATATCCGCTGGCTCGTTGTTCAGAGAAGGCTGTCGGGTCGAATTTCCCATCTTGTGGACCAAGATAACCTCCAACAAGGGAGTATTTATCGACCAGCGAACCATTACTGCGCATCCACGAGGCGTATTCTTTTGACGGAACCATCCCAGGGTATGCGTTTGATGCACCAGATAGATAAATCCATGCACCGTTTCCATACTTATCCAGAAGTTTTTGCACTGCCTCGCCGTATGTTTTTGATTCGCCCTGGAACTTGCGAAGGTCGTCCATCACCGCACCAGTGGTGACATTCTCAATTTTGTTTTCGACATAGTATTTCGTCAATGAAGCAGCGGGAAGAAAGATTCGTCCGATTCCCTTCAGAAGAGAAACATAATTTGCTTTGTCGGCAGTATCATTCAATATCTTTTGTCGTTCTTCTTCCGTCGTGGGAACAATGCCAGAGTTGGCAACATAGTTTGTAAGAACGGCATTGAGTGTTCCACCATCAACAGCAAGCGACTGGTCCGTCGTCAACATTGCTTGAAGGAACGAAACAAAACCATTCTTTGCCAAAGATGGGTAGTTGCTGGTCAGCAAACCAGTTGCCCCTCCGACAAGTTTTTGCGCCCACGCTGGAGAAACATAGTCAGCGATTTTTGTTTTGGGAAGTTGGCGACCATACGGGAACAAGACATTATTGACACCCATGAATGTTGCTGTTGTCGGAACGGCAATTTGTGCAATCATTGTTCCGATACCAAACATGCCAGGAAGACCCTGACCAAGCAAACTCATATTTTTTGTAGAAATTTGTTCTTCGGCATTGAGTCCCAGGAACTTATAAACCTGACGACTGAATGGAAGTGCCCACATATCTTGTCCAGTGTCGGGGTCTTTGAAAAGAAAACCTCGTCCTGGTTCTCCACCAGCCCATGATGGAACTTCTGCGTTGGAAAGTCCTTCTTTTGCCAGTCGAGCCTTTTCAAGAATTGTGGGGTCCATCGCCATTGCGCGAGTCCAAACAGACCACTGTTCTTTCCATGCGTCAAAGAACGCAAAGAACAATGCTGTCTTATGACCAAAGTATGATTTGTTGTTGAAATTGTAAAGCAGTCTGTCTTCTTCGCGGACAGCGTGCATCTCTCCAAGAATTTCCGCCTGTTGGCGTGTCACGGTTCCTACGGCGGAATCAACGCCTTCGCGAATGTCATCCTTCAACCATTGTGGTGCATCGGTCTTGTCAATCGACGCAGCCATCTTTGCTGCTTCTTCTTTGTCCATGACTGGCATAAGTTCAATAATCTTTTGCCACTTTTGGTATGAACGATAAGGATTTCGTGCATACTTTTCTGAAGCATTTCGATACAACGAAAATGCTTTTGTCAACAATCTGTCTTTTTGTTGGATTTCCGCTTCATACTCCGTCGCAAAATGCAGTATTTTTTGTGCAGAGCGAGGGTTGGGAAGAAGGTTTTCTTTCACCCATGCACGGAATTCTGCCGTTGGCAAGTTCAAATCATAAGCATGACCTGAACCTATTTTGATGTCACCAAGTTTTCCAGTGACAATGGCGTTTAGTGCCGTTGTGTCTCCAGCGGTGCGTCCCATGATGTTGTCAACTATGACGGCAACCATTGCGGAAACCGTGTCTGGACGATTCAATGGGAAGTCTGGGCTTTCTGTGCCGATTGCTGTTCGATATTCGTTCAACATTTCTTTCAAGTCGCCGTCAAGGAAACGCGGAACAAGATTTGCTACCTCGTTTTTGTCTCCAGTAAGAAGTGCTTTTGCCACTTCTTTGAACATTGGAGTGGCGTTCATCTTCACAAGGTCTTGCGCTGTGGCATCAACCCATTGTTTGGGGTGGACTGACTTATCAACCGTAACACCAAAACGGGAACGCGAATACCTGACGACACGCGGGTCATCCATTTGATTAGACATCAAGCCCTGAGAAGTTTCAGCAAGTTTCCTGTTTGCTCCAGGCAAGGATGTTTCCATGCGCCTGTTGTAAAGGTCGCGTTGCGCTTTCATTTCTTTAAGCGTGCCAAATTCTTCCTCAATTTTGCTAATTTTTTCACGCAACTTTTCTGCAAGTTTGATATCTTCAAGCATTTGGGCACGACGCAACTTTGGATACAAATTGTTTTCAAGGTGGTCAATCATGGGAACAATTTTTTGCAACTGCCTGCCGAGAATTATTTGTTCTCCATGAGTTGTGTAATTGACATGACCAGTAATAGCCAACGCTCGCAACGATTCTGGCGACACTCTCTGCGTGACAGCAACACGAAGTATTTCATCTGGAACGACCCTTGTCACCATTCTGATAGGAAGCGGCGCACCCATAGCAACTGGTTTCAGCCATGAGTGTTGCACTTTTAGCAACCAGTGCGCAACACCCTTATCTTCAAACAATTTTTGAATTGTCGGGTTTGTGGACCTTTTCAGTGGTGCAAGAACTTCATGTGTTTTGCTTACTTCGCGCAAAACGCGACGAAGATTGTCTTCGCCGCCAATCATAAGGAAACCATGATTCAAAGCATCTATTGTTTTTAGAATGTCTGCCGACCCGTCAATTAGCCACGGCATCGGGTAGTCATTTCCAAGTGCATCTACTTGAAGTTTGTGAACACCGTCTGTCCACTTGCTCCAACGGGTTACTGTCTTCGCCCATTTTGGGTCCACATTTGCTGCTTTTAGGCGCGGTCCAACAATTGTGGACATCCATTCATTGGCAAGTTTGAATTTATCTTTTGAATTTCCACTAACGATTGCACGCATTGCCATGTCAAGCATGGAATGTCGCTGTGCTGGTTTTACGCGCAAAAGAACCATCATTCTGTTCATGTCATTGATTGAACTAATTGGGTCTTCGAATGAGAAAAAGACAGAGTTGGGCATGGAACCAAGCATCCGCCAACCAGAACGAGCAGACCAGTAGGCTGCTGTTTTGCCTGTTTCGTTTAGGACTTGACCGACAACACCTGGGACGCGGGCGACATTGTAAAGAGGGTCACCAGACATTGCTCCTTCAACAAGAAGTTTATGAATTTGATGAATGTCTGCGGTTGTTCCTGCCTTGTTTGCCGCGTCAACCACATCTTGAATTGCTACTGCCGTGCCAAGCGGGATGTTGCCGTTGAAAGCATCATAAAGTTCTCCAGCATTTTTGAATGATGAAAGTTTGTTCAATGCTCTCTGACCATCGCGGGTATATGGCATTTGGTCAATAGCCATCGGATTTGGTCGGAGTATTCCACTTCCATCTTCGGTCAACAATCCAAGATTGTTTTTTGCTGATGTTCTTGTTCCAGCCGTTCCAGTGTACGGTTCAGGCAAAGGTGGCTTGTCAAGGCTGGAAAGAACTTTTCCTTCTATTGATTTGCGTGCAAGATTTTGTGCAACTTGTTCTGCTTCTGGCGGAAGTGCTGTTCCAGTGGGAAGCATGCCAGCAAATGGCGGGACATCTTCTGCTGCTGATGGAGCATATTTCCAAACTTTATTTGTTTCGTCCCATACCATTGTGAGCGCATCTTCGTACTCTGTTGACAGATTTGCTGCTTTGCGTTCTGCCGCCCACCCTTCTCGAACGATGTCTGCGGCTCGTGAGTTCAATAGTTTTGTTGCCCCCATTTCGGTGAGGTTAAACGCTTTCATCAATCCTTCTACTGGATTGTAAAAAAGCCCTGGGTCAGCAAGAACTGTTGCTGTTGCGTCAACAAGCCCAGATATGACGGAAGCGGTGTATCCATCTTTGTCGATGTACCCTTCCTTCACGAGTGGTTGAATGACTGCACGACCAGGTGTCCATGTTTTTCCATCAATTTTAGGCAAACCCAAATCATGGCGCATACGGGCATCGTCCATCGTTTTTCCTTTGGGGAAAAATCCTGTTCCAATGTCTACTTTGCGACCATTTGCAAGGTCGGACACAACCTGCGAAATAACATTACCCCTGATGACGGTGTTGTAAAAATCTTCGGTGTCTCCCGTTGGGGGTAGAACCAGCAATCCGTTGCTTTGATTGTGCGTCATGGCATAATCAAGCATTGCTTTCCCAAATTGTTGTGCGCCAGTCAACGCGGTTCCTGCGCCGCGAACAGCACCCCTTGCCGCTGCACCAATACCTTCGATGGATATGCGTGATGGTACACGAATAATTCCAAGATTGATACCACCAGCAGGACCGATATGGTCTGGTGTCAACAATCCCAAGAACTTAAACGGAAGACCAGCGATATGACCAACGGTGTTCATCAATTGGGTTGATTCTTCAATAGTCCCTTGAAACGCTCTGTTCCACCCTGTTGGCAATCGGTCCAATCCCATCAATGTTTTCAAAATGGGAAATTTTTCTGGAAGGTCTTGTGTTGGGTAAAACGAACCTGGCAGACGATTGCCTTTTTCGTCAACAGCATATCCGTTGTCTCCGCCACTGCCTTCGAGCATCCCTGGTATTTGCGCCCATTGTTCTGGCGTCATTGTCATCCATAGTTTCGCAATTTGCATTTCGTCCCATGACAGCAAATCGCGTGCAGTGGTCACTTTAGGGAGTTGAAGGTTTCTCCATTTTGCACCAGGGTCTACCTGGTCCCACCAATCTGGCTGCCTTGACGGATGGACAGCCCAATTGTCTGGACCCATTCGCATAAGCGTGATGATGTTTGCATCTTTTGGAAGCGGAACATACGGTGCATCTGACCATAGTTGTTCGTGATGGTCAATGAGTTGCGCGTTCTTACGCAACTGTGACTGAGAGTTTCTGTGGACAGCCTGATAGTCAACTGGAATACCAGACAATGCCAACGATGCGGTTAATTCAGGGTTTGTTGCATATGACCCTGCTGTTGCTTTTGCAATGTTGCTTGATAATTCTGGTGTGAGGCGTGGTTGAATATCATTTTTTGCCTGTTGAAAGGCTGTTTGCCGTGCCTCAATTTGGTCCAGTTCGTCTGGGGTTTGGAACATTAGAGAGGCTGACTTTCCAGTTCAAGAAGAAGTTGAAGAATTGCAGTATTCGGATACTTTGTGTACGCCTGACGAAGTTGCGCTATCAAAGTTTCTTTTTGCGTTAAAGAGGAAACACCAGGAAGCGGTGCTGCCAATGCTTCTGGTCCTGGTCCTGGACCAAACGGGCTGCCTGCTGTGACGGGTTCATTCGGGCGTTCTGTTGGTCGGTCCAACGGACCCATTGCTCCTGGCGGAATCATTGGTTGAGGGGCTGGAACATTATCTGACGGTGCGCCGCCCATCGGTACTGCTCGTTGAGAAGCAAGTTGTTTTCCTGCTTCTCCATAGGTTTGTCCAGTTGCGGCTTTTGCTGCAAGTTTCTTTGCTGGATTGTTCAAATCGGTTCGATTTGCGTATGCCATTATTGTCCTCCCAACCGACTAGCAAGGCTGAGAACACTTCCTGGAGTTCCAGGTTGTGCGGATGCTCCTGCTTGCGGATTTAGGTTTGCAAGAAGAGATTGCAGCGACGGTGGACCTGTTGGCGCGGCAACGGGTTGTTCTGCGCCCATACCTGGCGGTGCAAGACCTGGCATTGTTTCTGGTGCGCCAGTCGGAGCAGGAGTTGCCTGTCGTTCTTGCGCACGCTTCTGAGCAGCCATGATTGCCTCAGGGAGAGACATCTTATTTGACTGCACCTGCGATGCGATAAACGCCAAATCGTCTGGTTGATATGGTCCTTCAGGATTTGCTGCCTGCTGTTGAATGGAGGAAAGCAGCGCGGCTTCGATTCCTTCCGCAACAATGCGGTCCCGTTCCAACTCTGGGTCGGAAATAAGTGGGTCGGATTCGCGAGCAGATTCCTTCGAAATAAGTCCTGTCCCAAGACGCTGACCCAAACCAACGATGAGGGCGTTCACATCGGAACCAGCGGCGGGATAGGAGACATAGTGGAAGTCTGTTTCCCACAGTTTGTTCGGGACATAATCTTTGACAGGTCCGTTCCGTCCACCAAAGAAGAACGACTTGGAAGCGTTACCCCAATATGCTTTTTCGATAGCGATAGCCACTTTGTCTTCTTCAAGGATGGAGGATTCGAAGATGGCTTGGGATTCCTGCACGCGGAAGTCGATAGTGGCTGCGATGATGGATTCGCCGCGACGACCTGTTCGAATGTTCGTTCCTGATTCTCCACCAAACTCTGCAGGAATTGCACCCTCTAGACGCTCTTGGCGTTCGAGGCGGTCAAGGGCAACATCGGTTTTGTATCCAGGGTTTTGTTGCAACTGTTGAATGTCGCCGCCTTTGACGACACCAAGTTGTCCTGTCTTACCATCGGCAATTTGGATGATTTCGGGGTTTTCACCTGGTCGGGCGATGAGGTATTCGTCGGGGAAGATGCCGCGTTCGATAGCGATTTCGGTCAATGCTTGCAGGCGGGCGCGGGTGAAGTATGGTCCAATCATTCCGTCGAACTGTCCGCGTGGACGGTCCAGGCTGATGCGTTGCGGGACAATAGCCAGCGGTACACCTGCACGGTTGACGATTCGTTCTAGTTCAACAGCCTCTAAGCCAAGTCCTGCAACTTCGGTCATCCATTCTTTGCGTTCTTGTCCCAATGCGACCATGACGATTTCGTCGGCGCAAACATATTCAAGGATAGTGAAACGGGTGTCGTGGGTGATTTTGCCCATGAACAGTCTGCCTGCAACAAGCGGACCGTAATGCTTCATCAGCCATTGTGCAGACTTCGTATAGATGAAGATGCAGTCGTGCGGAACAGGGTCATCGGGGTCATCCATTGGGGAGGGGAAGGTGTCCAATGGGTTGCGCACATGCCAGGTGGGGGTGAGGGTTTTGAAGTCTGGTTTGATGACAACAGGGCTGGAGGAGTATGCGAGAAGGTGGCGGGCGCGGCGGCGCATTTTCATTGCCATGCGGTTCTTATCCCAGATGGACAGCATGGCTTTGCGGCGGTCTGCCGCCAACTTCATTGACTTGTCTTGCCCTTCGCGCAGTGGCGGGAAGTATGGGGCGGGCATTGTGGATGCGACACGGGTGGACATTTGGTCCAATCCCTGTGTGATGAGGGATGCGACATTGGAGCGTGCGTTGCGGTCCAGTTCGTTGAGGGGGATGATTTCGTCACCGTTGACATGGCGGCGGATTTCGTGCATCTGTTTAAGAATCGGTCCGCGTTCCTCTACCCGTTGACGGTATAGTTCGTGGATTTCTTCAACAGTAATCATTCATAACCCCGTGCAGTGGACATTCGTGCCACAAAAATAGCACATTCAGCGCGACAACCATGAGGGTCGCCACTGTCGCGGCGGAACCTTCACCGCAGACAGGTTCGGGATATTCAACACAGCCATCCAAAGACTCATCACAATGTCTGTACCGTTCTTCTTGTCACGGGTCCATTTTGTGAGTTCTTCAACAGCAGCCAATGTTTTCCAATTGCCACGCATGTGAGGGAAGCGCATCGCTCCTGACCGAATAATTGGGGGGATGAGAGCCTCCACACCCATCTTTTCGTCCAGTTTGTTACGGGAGGTGGTGTGGGGAATGACATTGGTTTGGTGGCGTGCCTGCCATTTGCGCACAAAGTCATGTGCCAGAAGGAATCGTTGCGCGGCGTTGATTTCTACAATCCAATGCGAGATGGGGTAACCGTATGACATGGCACGGTTTGCCCATTCTTCCATGATTCCAGAGTATTCCGCCGTTGTTGTGTTGTATCCGAGCAGTTCTTCCGCAGTCAACTTCACACGAGCAATGTCAATGACATGGTAAAGGTTCAGGTGCGGCTGGTAGAGAATCCAGGTTAATGCCCAAAACATTGTTGGGGACGGGTCAATAGACACCACCGATAGAACAGGTGGGCTGAGTCCGTGTGGAACCTCCCCATGTCCCCGTTCATGGTCAATGCAGCCAGGGTAATCCACCCCATCGGAGCCGATACCGCCATTAATCCACACCTTATCGACCAGATATGCGTCAAGGTTCACATCCCCCTGCTGATACACGACCTCGAAAACATCTGGTTTGTTGTATCTGATGAATGAGAGGTCTTTCCAGGGGAGGCGTTTCGGGTCCAGCAACGGACCATCAGGATAGGGCGGGGCATCAAACCTGCGCGATTCCTTACCAGTGTCCAATTCAGGGTAGTACGCCTTATAGATGATGTGACGATATTTCGACTTTTTAAGGGGTTCTAGTTCCTCTTGCTGTTCAGGAGAGGTAATGTCGGAGCCGTCATAGTTTTCTTCGATGTCATCGTAGGTCACTTTGCTGAGGCAATGAGCGTAAATGTCTCCTGGTCCTAGTCGCTGTCCTACGACAGCAAGCAGTCCGCCTGGGTCGCAGCGGGCTTCAGCCACATTATCCCATCGTTCAATCAGTTTGTCACGGGACACAGATTCGCGGCTGTTGTCAGGGGAAGCCACATCGTCAAAAAGGCAGAGGTCTGCGCGGTGACCAATGAACTCTGATTCAATACCATACGCACGGACGGTAGGTTCCTTGTTGTCCAAACCGTTGCCGTCTAATTGTTCAACAACGAACTCTTCAGCCCGCCACAACGCACCCTTATCGGAGGGTTTGAACCTGCCGTAGTCCACTGCAAGACATCCTTCAGCGTTCAATGCCAACCCTTTGGTGACAAGTTGGGGGTCTGGTTGGATGGGCATGGGGCGTTCGAGAGTTTCACGGATTCGGCGGCTGTACTGCTTCGCCATGTTCTGTGAAACGGAACCAATCATTACGCGAATCTTGCGGTCCCGAACAATCGCCCACACCGCGACATCATGGAACAGTGTTGACTTCCCCGCACCAGGGGGAACATTCAACACCACAAACTCTTTCTCTTCCGATTCAAGAAGTTTGACTAATTCTAACGCCGCCTCAACCTGCCACGGCGACGGAACTCTTCCAAGATAATGGCGTCGAAAAAAATCAAAATCAACCAAACCACGCTTCGCATTGTCCCCCAACTGGTCGTATCCTTTTGCTGTGGGGAGTTCAATCGCTTCCAAAATCGCATTGTATTCATCTCTCTGTTGCCCACCCTGATTACGATGATGTTTGTCTACTCGTTCTTTTGCCACCTTTGATTCTGCTTCAAGGTGTTTCATTTTTTTCACCCAATTAGAACCAGTGTTCACATGGATGCCAGCCACACGAGAAGCCTCGGTGATGGATTTGCCAGACGAATACGCCGCCCAAAACACGGCTTTGTCCTCATGGCTTACTTTTCTTTTCGTACCCAAAGGGTCAGCCTCGGTTCTTCAAAGCCTCAACATAGTTTTTGACAGCAGCCTGCACAATAGCGGGCGGGTTATCTCCAAAACAATACTGCCAATGCCATGCCTCAAACTCTGGATGAGAAGGGTCAGAGCCTTGTAGATAGAACCCATACTTCGGGGCGTTTGCGCACAACCATGCAAGAACTTTCGGGTCTTTCACTTCAAGGTCGATAGCCAAGCCAAGCCCATGATTTGAAGTTCCTGGAGTAGCCGACGGCGACTTCCTCTTCTTCAAATACCACACCTTGCCTTCAAATTTGCGAATCACCTGCGGTTTGCGTCCCTCATCAACCAGCGAATAACGGTCCTTAAACATTGCGAGTTGTCGCGCATATGGGCGATAGTCGCCTTCATTTTTGAAAACAATCCCATCTTTCTTGGCAGTATCAAACATCATATTGAATGACAGTGCAGCCCATTTCCACATCTTGCCACCACACTTGATGTTCGCAAGCGTGCCTTCATCAAGGCGACCATTCTCAACAGTTCTCAACTCTTTCGGAATAACAAGAGTTTTCGATGGATACTTCACCACTTCACCTTGTCAGCCCAATACGCAGCCGACATCTTCCCCTTTGCAATGTTTGATGCATGACGAGCCTTGAACGCTTTGTTGCGAGCAGAGCCGTCAGGGGAACCTTTCACACCCTGCTGACCAAAACGAATCAACTTCACCTTATCGCCCTCCTTCGCCACAACGACATGCGACTTCGTTGGATGGTTCGGGGTGGCTTTTGGTTTGTTATATCCTGACACACCAGCCTGTGCAAGTCTGGGGTCTTTTTTTGCTGCCATAGTTGCAAAGGATACAACATTCATGTATCATTCGCACGCAACCTATCCACGCATGGTCGTACCCTCGTTGCACAGGGCGGGACAATCACACCAGGGAACTGGGGTAGATGAACCTTGCACCTGAGACAGTATCCATGACCGAACCTGTTCGTAAGTGCGTAAATGGTTTAAGCAGCGTTACGAACGACATATCGTAGATTCTTTTTAAAAGGTGTCGGCTAGAAATCTTGGCTACGGCAGACCTTCCAGTATTGTTACTGGTGAACTGTGGGGGGAGCATAACAACCTGTTGCGATATCGTTTATAAACGGGGCTTGCACTCCCGCGCTTCGCTTGGGTTGCGCATCGCCTGACGGCTCGCGCCACAAACCCAACCCTTCTCCTTCAAGAGCCATCCAAGTCCACACGACATGAAGGAACAAGTCGGCATTTCTTTTTCTCTTTTTTCTTTGCTCTCTATGAGAACCCGCCAACATCTGTAACACACAAGATGCACCACAGAACAAAAGAGTGAAAACATCTCTCTCCAATATCCACCCCCTACACCCCCTACGGGGCTCGGCAGACCCCCCGTTGCGCGCCTGTGGGGCTTACGGGTCACGGTGTAGGGCGTGAATGGGACATAACGGGCATTATGGGCATAGGTGTCACGCACCCCCACCCCCCTCACGGTACCGTTGCAACACGAAACTATCTGCCCTCGATACTAAGAATGTTAGGGACACCTAACAGCGGTGACACCCTGTGACCCCTGCCTACTGCTTGCAATAGTTAGCACTTTGCTTGCTGTTGTTGTGTGACAAGAGTCACATGAAAAAGACTTCCAATGTCCTAAGACTTGTGTTACGCTTGCTTCAGCAAGGTGACAGAGGGTCACCACAACAGAAAGGGACAGAAGTGGAAACACTAGAGAAAGAGGGCGCGAGCCTCGCGCCAATCGTGGAGGCGTTGCAGAGTGCCTACGCGATGCTCTCAGAGCATACGGAGAAAGTGACAGGCAAGGCACTCCCGCCCGCTGTCATGGTGGTGAAGCGAGACTCCCGCGCATGGGGTCATATCACGGTACGCCCCGCATGGCAGAGTGAGCGAGAGGAACTAGACCTAGAGTATGGCTACGGTCATATCGCGGTAACGCTCGGTCTGGGTCATAAGACAGTAACGGATTATCACCACGAGATTATGGTTTCGGGCGAGAACTTGGCGCGTGGCGCGGTGGCAGTATTCGGCACTCTTGCGCACGAGGCGGCGCACGCCGCGAACATCTCTAACGGCGTGAGAGATGTAGACCTAAACGGACGACATAACAAGAGGTTCAAGGAGACAGCCGAACACTTGTTCGGTTTGGAGATTTCAGAGTATGCACCTAATCATTGGGCAGGATGGACTAAGACGGAAGTGCCGTTTGCCTGTCGTAAGACATGGAAAGAGGCTATCGCTCTCATTGATGAGGCGATGAGAACGCACGCAGGGAACCCCCCTACTAGCGGTGGTGGTTCTCGCGGTGGCGGTATCTCTATCGGTGGCGGTATGCCGATAGGAGGGCGCAATAAGAACGGAATAAAAGCGGAGTGCGGGTGCGGGTCAATCATTCGCACGAGCCAAAAGGCTCTAGATAAGGGGATTATCTGCGGAGAGTGCGAACAGGTGTTCGTGGGGGAGGGGCGATAAGGGAACAGATGTTCGGGGTGAGTGGCACGGCTCAGGGTTCGACCCCCTGACACCCGCTAGCCTGTCGTAAGACAGGCGAGTGTGACAAGAGTCACATACAAAACACTTGACAAGGGGTCGGGGTTCCGATACTCTGTCAAGGTAGGCAACTACAGAAAGGGACAGTATGAAGGTAGTCAGCAAGAGGGAAGCGCAACAAGTGTTCACTATCTTTCGTAAGCAATACGAGAGCATGGGATACGACACGAGCGAGGCTAGTCTTGTCGAAGGTTGGTCAGAGGGCGGTCACCCTGCTATATGTTGGGAGGGTGGTGACGCGCCGTATGAGTGGGCGTACTCGTGGGATAATGACGCGACGAAGGGTGTCGCTTTCTGTGAACCGTACTACTCTTGTGTCTTGGTCATCTATCCTGCGTGGGTAGCGTAACGCTACTCTCCCCCACTCCCTTTAGGGGTGCGCTCGTCATAGGGCAAGTGGGGACTACTGTCATAAGACAGTAACAACAGAAAGGGAAAACATAATGGAGAAAAAGGTACGACCCGCATATCGGGAACCGTGGAAGCATGGGGCGAAGGCATACGCCGAAGCGGACACGCCCGAAGCATTACGCGAAGGCATGAAGCGAAAAAGGAATATGCAATATGTTCATCTCAATCACGAGGGGTTTGGGCATATGCCATGCGCAAAGTGTGGGATAGCAGTAGGCGACCCATACCCTGTGAACGAAGGCGATACTTGTCTTAGGACAGACACTTGGGCGACAGGCAAATATTACCCCAGCAAGAAGGCACTCGTCGCAATGCACTACTATTGCTCGTGGGGCGCGTTGTTGGAAGATGTCTTTCGTCTTGGAAGGGTACTCTATTTCGGGTAGTAAGACAGACACCCCCTGTCCGTAGTGTAAGGCTACCGACTGCTCACGACAGAGACAGGGACTAGCGAACATATGTTCGTGAGTGTGACAAGAGTCACATAAATAATACTTGACAAACTATCGGGGGCGTGTTACGCTTGCGGGAGTAGGTCAAACTACAGAAAGGGAAAACAAAATGAAACACACAAAAGAAGAAATAGAGAACGCTCGGAAACGGCTCGAAGAAGTAATCTTCTACGGTCTGCCCGAAGGAAGGCGACCAACTATCTACACTATCTGTCGGAAAGTTTCGCCAAGCGGGGCGACGAGGTGGCTGTCGGTCAAGGTCGTAGGACAGGACAGAGAACTAGTAGATGTGACCTACTATGTCGGGGTCGTCCTCGGTTTGCAGATACAAGACACAGGGCAACGCGCTGTAAAGGTTGTCGGCGGAGGCATGGACATGGGCTACCACTTGGCTCACTCTATTATCGGAACGCTGTGCGGACATAGCAAAAAGTTTCGTCACGAGTGGGCGTGAGGTCGTAAGACAGGAACAATGTTAGGCGTACCTAACAGGTGTGCCAAGAGTCACATAGAAAGAACTTGACACGATAAAAGAACCGTGTTACAGTAACAACAACAACGAGGGGAAACCCTCACAACGAAAGGGAAATAATGAAAAAGGCAGACATCGAAAGGTGTATCCAGACGAGAACATTCGTTCGGAAGGAAACAGGGTACGGGCAATCGTACACCCTCCTTCCCATCGAAATCACCACCAAAAAGACCAACAGGCACGGCAGCGGCGTAAGCGCGGTCAAGTGCGAAATATGGTCGGTCTACAAGGGGGAGGCGACACCTCAAATCCACCACGCGACAGGGCAAATCTGCACGGAGGTCTACGGTCTGAACGAAATCTCAGGCGAGCAGACAGCGTGGTTTGATAGCAAGTGTCACGGTCTTACGACAGAGAACATCGTCGAACTTGTCCGCAAGGCGCACGAGGAGAAAGAAGACAGGGCAATCCAAGCGGAAATCTATCGCACCCGCACTATCGCCACAGGCGATGACCTTATGACCCGCTTGCAGGCTCTCACAGGGATTACAGCGCGACGAGATGTCCACAACCGCAGAGGCTACGAGACAGACATCAGCAAGGTGTCAATCACAGTAGACGAACTTGCAACGCTGGTCGAACTGTTGGAGAGCGCGGGTCTTATGGCAGGAAAGGTAGGTGCGTGACATGAAACAGTATTTCAGGACTGTTTATCTTGGCGACAGAGAAAACCCAAGTCGCTACCACATTCGGCAAGGCGACGGTTGGGCATTGGTGCGGACAAAAGGTAATCGTATGGCGCGATACCAAACGAACGGCGGGTGGGCAGGATACAAACTGCCAGCACACATTCGTCAGTTTGTCGAAGCAACAACACACGAGGTCACGGCATGAACAGCAACCTTAGATACCGCCGACAAGTGGTGGCACAGAAAGCGATTGCTGACAGGCTTGCCCGCAAGAAAGCGCGACAGGCACGACAAACCCGCCGACAGGCGCGAGGATACACAGGGCGTAGGCTTGCGGTCATCGCGTTGAGTCTCATCACGGGGATTTCGGCAGACCCGTCACACCCGTTCGGTGTTCTCATCGCAGGCGGGTGTCTCGTTCTTGCCTTGTTCACTATCGGAGTAGCGGAGAGGTAGTCATGTCTTACGGCAGGGATACGAACACTTGTTCTCCGAACATCTGTTCGTGTCTTGCGGGACATGGCTTGGAGGGTGTGACAAGAGTCACAAAAGAAATACTTGACAAGTCTCTACGAGTGTGTTACGCTTGTAGGAGTGGGGAAATCCACAACAACAGAAAGGGACAACAATGACACTACAAGGATACAACCGCATGGCGCGGGCGTTCTTGGAAAAGCGGGTCGAAGCACGACCAACGACCAAGAGGAAACGCACGAGCAAGCGGGTCAAATAATCCGCAGGGTGAGTGGCACACATCGGGGTTCGAGTCTCCGACACCCACGACTGTCATAAGACAGTTACAAACGCCGAAAGGGGCAAAACAAAAATGGAAACACAGGAAATGGTTGTGATTTATCACGACCCCGACGCACACAGCGGACTGCGGAAAGACCCCGCATGGTTCGTAGACGGGTACGGGCATAACCTCGTTGCCACAGTAAAAATCAACAGAGATGAATACATTGACATTTATTGTGACGGAGAGATGAAAGCCAATGTGTACCACAAAGACAGGGCAACCGATGGTCGGGACACGGTAACTGATTGGAGTGGTTGGCAACAACACGGTATTACGACAGACACAGAACTACATAATGCTATTGACGCAGGCAAAGTAGAGTTTGATATGAACTCTTGGTTTGACTTGTATCAAACAAGTGTGGAACCGTTGGCTGAGAACGGCTGGCTGGACTGCGTAAATCACAGTCTTGACGAGGCTATTGAACAAGCAAAAACTATTCTTGCGGAAGCGATGGACAAGTAATGGGAACACAGACGGATTACTTCACCGAATGGTGGGACAAGTATCAACCCGATACAGACGAGGACGGGTGCGTGTCACGCCTGTACGAAACCTACGGCGATGACCTTGCCACAGTCAAAGCAACCCCAATGGGTCGCGTGTGGACTGTCATCGAAGGCGACGGACAACAGTTCATCGTCAGCGGTATGCATTATGTGAACCGTGTCGGATACTTCATCACCCGCAACGAATGGGAACATGACAACATCATTGTCCCGCTGGAAGGAGGCGACCAATGAAACTGATTATCCACGCAGGAACAGGGACAGTAATCCCTGCCGATGACGAAGTGTTCATCGTAGATACAGACAACCTGACAGACGAGGAGAACGCACTCATTGAGTACGGCTCTGACTCCAATGCAGGAGAGGTAGCACGGCGAGCAGGAACAAACCTTGCCACACCATACGCAAACGAGGAGGAAGCATTGACCCTGTATTACGACATGAAACAAAAGTTTGGTTGGGTCGGGGTCATCTACAACGATGAGGACATTGACAATGTTCTCCCAGAAGGAACACAAATAGAAAGAGAAGCGATGAAAAACAAAATCAAAACAACCCGTATGTGGCAAAAGCACATGGAAGACGCCCTCTGCCAAGAGGGAACAGCGTGTCTGCATGACGCAATGGACGAAGCCACAGAAGGAAACGACCAATGAAAACATTTACCGTAGTAGTAACGCTTGTTTATCGTGTCGAAGCAGACAGCCGAGACGCCGCAATAGATATTGCCGCCACACAAACCGACAGAGGTGAACCGCTGGAGGGAACAGAGTTCCTATCAGGCAACTACCTGACCATTGAGGGGGAGTACGAATGAAACTGTACGAAATCGCAATCGTCGCAAAGGGAGAGTTTGTGGAACGAACTGTGTGGGAAGTAGACGGGAGAGGAGACAGACACAACCGCCTGCCTCGGCACCTCATTGACATGGCTCACACCATTGCGAAAGCAGTCGGGGGTAATGAGGTGCGTATCTATCTCACCACACTTGGTCGCCTCACAAAGACGGGACTGACCCCACAAACAGGATACGAGGTGTATAGTGCGCCTGTCGTATGACCGAAAGATACAGTTGGCAAAGGTGGTAGACCGACTGACCCCTCGCCCATATCGTCCTCGCGTGGTGTATGTGATACGCCGAAAGTTTCGAGGGAAGCCAATGCCGAAGGAGTATTGGTGCGGTGCGTGGCGATACTCAGGGGTTGGCTGGACTGACGAACTGAAACGAGCGTACCCATTCTCCTCATACGCGACAGCACAGTCCACCCTGCGGACAACTGTTTACCTATACGGGTATGAGACAGGTATCGAACCTCATCTTATGGCACGGGTTAGGTCGTAAGATTTATTAGACTACTCACCGAGCCTGCCGTGTCTGTTCCTTCCCAGACATGGCAGGCTCTTTTATTTGTAGTCGTAGGTGTCGGAGAGGTTGGCGCGTTCGCGCGGATTTAGACCCCCGAACACCCCAAACCGATACGGCAACTCTTTCTCTATCTGCATCGCCTCATCTAAACATTGCTGTCTTACGACACATACTTCACAGAACCGTTTAGCCTGCTGATAGGGGCGGTCTGTCACATCGCCTACAATCTCAGGGAAGAACACTTCTAATGGTGCGCGGAGACATTCTGCTTTATCTGTCCATGCGTGAGGACTTTGCCCCATTACACACCTTGCGGTCTGCGCCACAAAGCGGGAGAGAAGTTTGCCTCTACTGCTTTACGGGTGGCGACATCTCCATAGACGCGCATGATGAACAGGCAGGGGTCTGCCCCGTCGCTCCACAGGTCGTCCTCTGTGGAGGTGGACGGGACACCATCGTGTGTGTAACACACGGACGGACTAATCCAACTGTTCCGCAAACCGATTTCGTACCATTTGTCGAAATCAAAGTCTGCTATCGGGTCGGACATTAGAACATTTCCTCTGCGCCGAGCGTGTCCTTCACATTGCGGATAACTTGACCTGTGCGGTCTTTCACCCATGCGTTCCAACGACACGACATTGCAACCTCGTCGGCAATCAACTTGATTGACTTGCCCTTCGTTCCGTCCTTCTTCGTGAACTCGTCCTGTTCCAAACGACCCACGATAACTACCGTGTCGCCTTTCTGAATGGACGCTGAGGCGTTCTCTGCGGTCTTGCCAAAGCATACGACATTGAACCATGAGGTTTTTTTCTTATCGTCCTTGCCTGTGGTGCTGGCAACGGTGAACTCTAGGACGCTCATGTTGCTGGTCGTGACACGCATCTCTGGTGGCTGTCCAACATTTCCGCTAACTGTGATTGTGTTCATTGGGTTTTACCTTCCTTGTCAGGGGGATTGTTTTGTTTGCTCGGAGTGAGCAGACATGGGTTGGGGGTTCTGTCATTGTCACAAAGGTTGTGACTGTCTTAGGACATGATGGGCAGAACCAGTCTTGTCGTAGTGAGATACCTTTCCCGACCATGCGGAAAGGGTACAGGAGGGGTGTGTGAATGTCAATGTTTCTTGCAGTTTTTCTTTGCCCATTTCTTGGACGGTTTATATGTTCCTTGTGTGCCGTCTTCTTTCTGTCCGCAAGGGTTGCCGACAATGTGGGCAGCGCACCCCCACCCGAAGTATCCTCTGCCGTACTTGTCGTACCAGAACTTTGCTGGCACGCCTTTCTGTCTGGCTACCTTAGGGTCTAGGTATTTCCATGTGCGGAACCCGAACTTGGCGATACGATTAGCGACCACGATTTGTTGCACCTTTGTTGCGCGGTCAGGGCTGGCGGCGTAATCTTCCCCACCCCATCTTTCCCATGTGCCACGCTGTTTTGAGTGGAATGTTCCTGCTGTCATTATTCCTAGACCACCCGCGAACTTGCCTGTGTTTGCCCAATCGCTGTTTGTTTCGCATCGAGCGAGGGCTTCCCAATACGCAAGCGGTGCGGTGCTTGGGTCAAGCATCTGTTTATAGAGTTCAAGTTTTGCCCTTTCTTCCCTGCGTTGTTGCAGGGTGATTATTCGCGCATTACTTTCTTCTTCCGCTAATGCGCTTGACGGAAATGCTAGAAGGGATAGGACGATTGAGGTTGCAATAAGTTTTCGCATGATGCTCCTTTGTTTATGGGACAGGGTTAGTTATCTTCCATACATCTCCTAACTGTGTTACGGGTCGTTCTTTAGTCTAGTCGTAATCTTGATTGTTCATCATGTCTTGAATATCTGCGGGGAATAACAGAAATCCTTTTGATGGGTTTTCTCCCCGCGCAAGGTCACGCTTCTGTAACACATGGTTGTTGAGGCGCAGATAGTTTTTCAGTCTTACGACAGACACCACAATGAACGATGATGGTGAGAACATGTATACCCACCATGTTGCGGTGGTTACATTTATCCCAGACTTTTTCCATTCTTTTCCGCGAGGGCATTGGTCTGTTTCGACAGCCATGCGTCCGTTGCGGTAGCGGTCAAACTTTACTTCGAATGACCCTGATGAGATTGCGTCTAGGAAATCTTTGACGATGCTTTCGCCTGCTTCTCCATGTGCTAGGTCTTTTGTGAAGTCGTATTGGGGTATGTCGTAGCGTGGCTCGTATCCCATTAGCGTTGGCTGTTCTGTTGGGCTTGTAAGCGCAGGTTTTCTGCCCGCAGATTTTCCACAACTTCTGTTTGATAGGCAATCAGTTCACCAAGTTTGGTGACTTGTTGATGTACCTGTCGTAAGTCTTGTTCCATGCGTTGCATGATGACATCTAGGATGCCGACCATTTGGTTCATCGGTTTCTCCAAATATCCCATAACACGATAGGTAAGCAAATTCCGATGGTGATGAAGCAGGCGATGAGGGTTTTCTTGTCTGTGCTACTCATAACACAACTCCTTGCGCTTGCAAATAATCCTGTACGGAGGGGGCACAGCAATCCCAACAAATTTTCTTGCCGTAGCGAGGACATGCCAGCGCATGTAGTGCCCAAGTCTCCAAGCGTATTAGGTCTGCTTGTAGGCGTTCAATCTCATCGGCGGCTTCCGCATGACGATTGAACCTTGTCTGTGACAACCTCAAATACTTCACAATGTCGTCACTCATCGTCGCTCTCCATCCAGTCAGACATGGCTTCGTCCATGTTAAGTTTGATAATTGTCTGCTGAGAAGATTCATCTGGTTGGTAGGCACGGGCAATCGCACGGAACACAACCACAGGGTATGCGCCTTCATCGTTAAAGTGGATTTCTTCGGAACGGGAAATATCGGTCTTTGTCACAACAAACTTGTGTTTTGCCGCTTCACGCTCAACCGACCTATACAAGTCGTTTATCACAATAGCAACAAGGTCGGGCATGTCTCCCGATGAAGGGCTGACTACTGTTTCCACCGCAATAGTGCGAAGCAAATGCTCACTCATCGTCGCTCTCCTCATCTTCGCCCATAGACCCGTCGCAATAATCACACGGCTCAATACTCGTCGAACGACAACGGCAACGCTGTTCTCGTTCGTATTGTTCCTCTGCCACGATGTCGTAGTAATCGTCAGGTAAATCCCTATTATCTATAAATCTGCTTCTCATCTTTTTCCTCTGTCATATAACCACGCCTGATGACACATACAGGCGCACTCTTTCACTAACTGTTGATGGTTCCATACAGCAAGCGCACGAACAACTGTCCCGCAGTGGTCGCACAACCCGATGGAACTTTTGGTGAATATCAAATCAACTCTCGGTTGTTTTCGCTTTGCCATTCTTCGCCTTTGTTGAAGCGCGGGTTGCAGTGTTCTTTGCCTGTGATGCCTTCACAAAACTGAGGATTGCTCCGTATCCTGGGGCGTTGCGGTCAGGTTCGATATGTGATGGATGCCATGACATCATCGCATACTCTCCGCAAAGCCATTCGTTGCGCACCATTGGAAAGAGAGCGAAGTCTCCGTCCTGTGCCGCGACTGGTGGCAGGCGACGACAGAAACCATGCTCGGTGTATTTATCGGTGAAGAACCATTTACAGTTTGAACAAACGGGAGCCATCAGTAACCCACTTTTTTCAACAGGTCAATCATTGTTTCCAGTCGTAAGACCGCATACTGGTCGCCTGCGTCACCATATCCTGTGCGTTTGACGACAAGGATGCCGTAGTCGGCGTTGGCGTTGGTGCGTTCCGTTTCAGTTTCTTTCAACCATCCTGAGAAGTCGTGTGCTTTCTTTGCTTTGCACTCAAACACGAGAGGTCCACATCCTGTGATGTCACCTTTGTCTAGTGTGCCGTGAAGAGCGCGGCGTTCCGCATGGGGGAAGCCGTGTTCTTTCAACCAGCGCACGATGAGCGTCTCAAAGGCTGTGCCTTTTGCTCTACTTTTTGACACGCTCATACTCCTCCGTGATGAGGTTGCGTATCAAGATGGACTTGCTACATCCTCGTAGTTGGGCAAGTTCTTCGATGCGTTGTGCCTGTGTTTCCGTGACTCTGAGGGTGAGGAACTTGGTAGACGACTCCTCTCCTGTGGGGTCTACGGTTCGTGGCGCGGTCACTTCTCGTCCCTCATTGCCTTGAATGTGCTACGCAACACGGGCAGGTCGGACTGTCTCAACTTGCCGTTCTGCAGCCCTGACCTATCGATGACATCTTCTGGGTACAATCCAGCGGCTACGACAGTCTTGTTGAACTTGTCTATCTGGTCTTGTGAGAGGGGTTTATCCGCGTCCTGCGGGCTTCTGACGGGCGTTGGCGCAGGTTTTGATGGTGTACCGCCCAGGTCTTCCCATTCGTTCTTTGTCCATAGTGCGAGGCAGATGCCGAAGCGCATGGCGGCGTTGCGAAGGAAGTCTGAGATGAGTTCTTTCACAATGTCTGGCTTGTTATGTGCCACGGAACCGACGCCGATGCGTGACACGCCATGCACGGTCAGGCGACCAGCCATGTGTGCCATGCCATTCTCCACACGATACGCAGGCAGACCATCGCTATCAAAAGCGACAGGTTCCCACGACCACAGCGGGTCAATCTCAATGAGTTGGCGAGTGATGTCAGCGTGACCTACGAAGTCCAGCGTGATGCCACCCTTCGGAAGTTTGCCAACGATTGACGGGTCGGGTACTGCATACTTTTTCAGTACATCCAATAGTTGCTCTTTCATAGTGTCCCTTTCTTGGGTTGTTTGAATTGTGATGGTGTCCATTGTTATTCTCCTTTCAGTCGTAAGACACGACTGGTGCTTCGCTTCATATATTTTTCTGCGACCTTTGGGTTCTCCGCCTGAAACCGTTTCACATCGAACGATTCACGACTGTAACCCTTCCATGTGGCAACGACATCACCGTTGATAGTTGCCATCTCATAATGCCCGATGATTTCGCACAGTTCAGCCTTCAACTGATTCTCCAACTCTGCATAGGATTTCAGTTCAGACTTCACATGCTTCAGACGGGTGATGAGGTCTGCGGCAGTGGCGGGAATTTCCTGCGCTTCTGGCACAGTCTTTTGATAGCGGGTTGTGATTGTCTCGTAGGAGTAGCGGATGCCATCGGGGGTGACACCGAACTCAATGGCGGATAGCCAGCGTTCTACGGCGGCGATGTGTTCCACTACTTCCTCTGAGGTGACTTCCTGCTCATAGAGATGCAAGTCCATTGAAGGGTCGAACACTGCCCATGTCACCTTTGCGGCGTTCGCACAGATGGATTGTTGCACACCCTGGATACGCCAATAGTCGGGAAGTTTCCCTGACCATTCACGGGTCGTAGTTTTTACTTCAAGGATGTGGCGTTCTTCTTCGTTCCATCCGTCCAATGTGGCGATGAGGTGACAGCCATTGTCGTTGTCGTAGCAGAACAATTCTTCAGGGGTGATGAAGTTGATGCCAAGTCTGTCGCCCGCCCATTCAATGATGGTCGCTTCCAAACGGTTGCCTCGTTCCATTGCTTTGTTGGGTGGGATTGGTGTGGGGGCTACCCCTGACAACAGTTCGGCAGCATAAACATCTGCTGGTACGAACGGGTGCAGACCGTAGATTGCTGCGGCTGCTGACGCCGAAATTCTGCGGTTCCCTTCCTCATCTTGATACCGCTGGTTGAGCCATTCTTGGCTGCCGTGCGGCGCTTTGGGTATGCGATAACGCTTGTGTCCCATTTCCTGTCCTTCCGTTAGGTTGTGTATCACTCTACAGAATAGGGGACAGGTGTGTCAAGGATTTAGAAAGAAAGTTTCTCGTACCATTCCGACGGGAATATGGAAAGGGTGGATGCCGTCGCCATCACAGATGGTCTGCCAGAGGGTCACATGCCCCCGCTTGCCACCCTTCTTCTCTTCTGGGACAAGGAAGCCGACAGAGGTGATGATGTATTCGCCACCATCGCTGTAATCGTCCAGGTCAAGCCAGCCTCCAACGCCTGCGTGAGCGTCAGCCCACTTGACAAGTACCAACGGGTATTGGGTTTTAGGCGGCGCGGGATTTGGTTTGGATGGCTTCGATGGTTCGATTGATGGTTTCGATTGCTTCGATGAGGGCATGTTCCTCCTCCCCTCGCACTACTACTTTAGTCAGAAAATGTCGGATGGTGAGAAGTTGGCGAAGGGTCATAGGGTTGATGACTATACATCGTCACGAACCGTCATACAAAAGTGCCACGATTAGACTTTTGGTTTTGTTACCAATTCTTCAACATCACACAGGCGGCGTTCAATACGGTCAATTGCGTCACGCAACGATTTGCCGCCATTGTTTATCAACTGCTCATGCACAAAGTCCACAGCAGTTTCCAATTTCTTTCCCCAACGCAGAACAGGGCTAAAAACAAACCTGTAGATGGCAGCCCATGCCGTGACAACGGCTCCTGCCGTGATGCTCCATTGAACGGCGTTCACGGCTGAACACTCTTGCCTAATTCCCAGATGGCGTACAGGATAGAGCCAACAAAGCCGATGCTCACTCCCATGAGGAATACTGCAATCAAACGAAACATTGGTATCTCCCGTGCCATTGTTGGAACAAATGTTCGATAACAATAACACGGTTGCATAACCACTGGCGAGATGCTATATTGCTGTGACCCCCTGATGCGGCGCACGGTCCCCTTTCCCTGCCGTATCGGGGGGTTTTACTATTCCGCCCCTCGTCCGAAAGACGGGTCGTTGGGATTGAGCCAACGAATCAACGGCGGAAGCACAGCGACAACGCCAGCCTTCACGATTGCTTGCCAATTTGTTTCTCCAGCAAGAACAACTGCAAGTGCGGCGGCAAGAAATGCTCGAAGGTATGAACTGATAACGGGTGGGATTTTCATGGTCGCTCCTTATGCGGCTTCGTAGGTGACGGAGAACGAAATTGTGTCACTCAAAGCAATTCCAACGGTAGGGTTGGCTCCATAAAAACCACCAATTGCGGAATACAAGGCACGGAACGAAACATCCGTGGTGCTGGACAACACTGCCGTGGCAACATAACGACGTTGGTTTGCATCCAAATAAAGGTCTGCGCTACCAACAGCAATGTTTGACGATGATGCAGACGTGACGGGAAGGCTGACTGTCACCGCGTTACCTGCTGTTCCGCCTGATGAACCTATCGTCAGTAGGACGTTGCAGTGAACGGTCTTTCCCAACTTGATGTATTTCGCATAGTTGACCGTCACGTTTGAAATAGCCGAAGGTTGTTTCACCGTCGGTGTGTACGAAGTCCATGCTTCTGCTTTGATTTTTGCGGCAGACACGGCGGCATCAACTATCTTTGCTTCCGTCACCGCATTGTTTGCAATGGTGACTGCGCCACCTGCGGCAATCGTAGTGTCACCCGACATGGTGACAGCAGTTGGCACACCGCTGGAATTGTGAACAATCACCTGACCAGATGTTGCGGTTGCCAACTTTGACAATGCGATAGCGGCAGTACCGCTGATGTCGGCATCGACGATGGTTGCGTCTGCAATCTTTGCCGAGGTGACTGCACTGTCGGCAAGTTTTGCTGTCGTAATACCGAGGTCTTTGACGCGCA